CCGAGCAATCCGCGCCGGGTGAGGTGGAGGAAGTTGAGGTGCGTGGATTGCAATGGCTGGACACTGGTCATTATCGAAAGAAGCCGCCACAGTTTGGCTATAACCCACATGACTGGAACCCGCTCATGACCGTCGCCCAGCACAAGCGGCTGATGGCGGCAGAAATACAGAAGCGATTCGACGGAAACGAGCAGTCCAGTCGGGAGCACCGCGAAGAACTGGCCCAGCTCGCCGCCCGCGATGACGGGGAGGTGCGGGTGCCGGTGGAGTTGGCTGAGCGCATTGCTACCCATCTCGAATGGGACGGAGAGGAATCGCTAACAGTAGTTCAGTACGCGAATAAGTGCGATGCACTGGCTGCCGAACTCCGCGCCCTTCTCAATGGGGGTGAGGCATGAGCGGGACCATCACAATGACCGGCGAGGAATACGACGCCCTGCAGGCAGAGGCCGAGGCGCTGCGGGCTGATAGTCAGCACTGGAAGAAAATGCACGCCGGCTCAATGGCTATGCGAATGTCTGCTGAGTTTGATCGCGATGAACTGCGCACCGAGCTGGATGAGGCTCGGGGATTGCTGCGTGAGGCACGAGAAGCGTATGCCGAGGCGACCCACTGGGAAGATCAGCACCCGGTAATGAAGAAAATAGACGCCTTCCTCACCGCCACCACATCGCCGGAAGTGCCAGACCATTTTGCCGAAGCCAGCAAAATGGTTTAGCAGGGAGAGCGACAAGAATGACCATCATAATTGCATGGGTGTGCCTATCGCCGCTATTTGCTGCGGTAGCGTGCCGGATAATCAGGAGTGACTATGCGTAACTTGGATTGGAACGAAGGGGCGCCGGGTGAACTGGTGCCGGGGATGGCACTACACATTGTGGGCGGCGGCATGGATCGAATCATGATCATTGGTCACACTGACGCAGCAGGGCAATCATCGCTTAATGATCCTGATGCAAGGGGCGTGGTGTCTGAAGACTATCGGGAGTACGTCAAGCGTTGGGCATACATCATCCAGCCTTATCAACTGGAATGGCTTGAATCAATGAATAAGCAGCATGGGAAGGGGAATAAATGAGCAGGCCAGAGCGATACACCGAGAACAATTCCAGCCGGGACTGGATCGACGAATTTTGCGCGACAAGCTCAGTCGAGGAAGTGCGCGGGGCTTTCCGGTTTACTATCGGGAAATACCTGAGACGGTATGGCAAGAAAGATGACCCATTGCAGGAAGCAATCAAGATTCAGGACTACGCCAATCGACTGGTGGCGTTTGAGCGAGAACAGAGGTCGTCCGACCATCTGGAGAATCGCCGCCACCCAATGACGCCGAACGTGATAGAGCCAGCTTATTCTTATGGATGCCTGGTTTGCGGAAAGCATGGCGGGCATGGCGGCCTTCAATGCCCCAAGGTGGGCACAGTAACAGCGGTAAGCGCCATTGAGCCGGCATCTCAGATTGATGACGATAGCCCGAGAATGCAGGCGATTGCGCAGAACGGCAATGATGGGCTGGCTTATTCCGAGCTTGACCGACTACGGGATGCGGCTGATTTCAATGATGACCTGCCCGCTTAATTGCGGGCCTTCTCCATAACCTTGTTCGCGTATGCGTGGCACTTCAGCAGTAGACTGTATTGCTCCGCATATGCGCGCTTGTAGTCCAGATAATCTTTTCCAGCTTGGGCGCTAAGTCTTGCGGCGGTGTCAGCAGTTCCGCTGGCGGCAGTAGATCCATCGGCTGACACTGCGGGGCAACTGGCCTTGACGTACACGACGCGACGGCCAGCGGCAATATCAGCGCGCTCAGCTTCAAGATCGGCCACCTTTTGGGCGTGGGCATCGTTCAATTCTCCTATCTGGCCGGTCAGCTCAAGCTGGCGATCATGGGCAGCCTTCGCTGTTGCGGCAACGCTATCGGCTATGGCCTGCATTTGCTCAGCATGGGAGGCGCGTAGCTGGTCGATTTGGCTGTTCAGGCGGTATCCGTTCACGCTCCAGGCCAGAAAGCCGCACAGAGCGCCTACGGCTGCGTATGGCGCAACCTTTAGCGCCCATGCAGGAATCACTGCTCTTGATCCTTTGTCAGAGATTCCTGCTTGATCACCCGAGACACAGCAGCCAGCAGGGCGCAGATAGTCGATAGCGCGGCGAACGTGCTCTCAGGCACTACGCCACGCCATAGCGGCAATGCAAGCTCAGCAGCGCCAAGGATAGCGGCCAGGATGGCGAACCGAAGCGACCAAAGCCGATGGCAGGCCGGCACGTTGTCGATCAGCTTCAGCCGCTTTGCGCGCTTCATTGCCACTGCCCTGTCGCCATCTGATTGCTGAGTCGCCTTGCCCTGGCCGGCGTCTGAGTTGCCCACTTGCTTTGCAGCATGGCCTTTGCAGCTTCCTGATATCGTCCGGCCTCGATCATGGCCAGTGTGTTTTTGAAACCAAGCAATCCGGCAACGCCCATCTGAAACGCCATGTTGATCAAGACGCCCTTGCGGGCCGGATCAAGTTTTGAGATCCACGGCAGGCGGTCGGACAATTCAGCATCAAGCAGCTTGAGGCGGTTGCGAAAAATGAACTCCGACTCTTCCGGTCGCAGCCCGCCGCCCTTGCGCTTGTCGATCAGGATGCCGATTCCGATAGTCCAGTATCCCAAATGATCTTGATAGGCGTGCAGCACCTCGCCTTCGTCGCGCTTGAGCTGGGCGTAGCTGTCGGTGATCATCGCTTAACCTCGCATGTGAAGCCGGTGCGCTTGACGGCAAACGTTCCAGAAGCACGGCAGTCATTGGCAATTTTCTGCCGCTCGTTTCCGGCTCCGATATCAGAACCAATCATGATCAGGATGGCTGCAAGGGCAGCGGCAAGCATAATGGCCAACCATGGAGCGGCAGCAGACAGCAAGATTTCGCGTTTTGATTCGGTCATTTCTCTACCTTACCGTTTGCCCACTTCTGAGCGATCACTCGCACCTGATTGACGCCGAGAACTCCGGTAAACCCAGCGCACGCATAGGCCCAGCCGCTCGACATTCCAAAGTGCTCAGCGCTAAGACCCACCACTACTGTGATGCAGGCGCCAAGTAACGCCTCAATAAACTGGCGCATTGGCTTAGACTCCCGATCATCATAGATGATACGCAAATAGCCCAGCACAAACGCCAGCAGGCCTGCTAGGCCATGAGTGTTTATCGCTTCCATCAGAGCCTGGAAAACTCCCGTATATTTTTCAGGCATAGCAGCCTCTTTCGTCCTGATCTTCAATTTCGTCTGCCATGCCTCGCCCTTAGTCGCCGTATCCGTCGAACGGGTTGAAAGTGTTTACCAGTTGCGCGAATCCGTACCGCTGGAACTTGTCTGTCATGATCTTCCAGCCCAGTCTAGCACGCAGGCAGCGGCCAAAGCCCCAAGGGAGGACACAGTAGAACTCAAACGCCACTGTGCGGCCTGCAAGGTCTACGGCTTCTGCGTAATACCATCCGGGCCGCTTGTACTTGTCGCTGATCGACTCGTCGCCTACATGCGTCACCGCAAGCGATGGCGAATAATCGACAGCGGCCTTGCGCGCATACCCATACAGCGGGTTGCGGATCATCCACATGCAGCGATTCAGGTATCCGCGCCAGCCGGTCGTATAGCCGGGGAATGGCGCCCGCTGTCGAACGTAGCCTTGATCGCCCTGCGGCGGGTTGTCGTAGGTGCCCCATAGCCAGCCCCATGAGTATGGGGCTAGGCCGTAAGGTTGCTCACGGTATATTGCCGCGATGATTGGAGCCGCTACTGGGACGGTCAGAAGCAGCGCCCAGTCCAGCAGGGATAGGGCGAGCCAGCGTAGGTAGATCATGGCCACGGAAACTCGGCCTGAATCTCAGCATATCGCTGGGCACCTGCCGCGTTTGCCGCGTCGATCTCCTCTTGCGGTGCTCCAGTTGCTTGCAGTCGCACGGCCTCCGCGAAGTGTCGATCACTTCCGGTTAATGGGTCGGCGTAGGCGCGTAGGCGCGCGGCCTCTACTTGATAGCGGGTCGGCGGGGCTGGCGGCGGAGGGTCGATCAGGATCGGCATTCCCATGTCGCTCCTACAAATAACTTTGCCTGATGCCACTCCCGCAAGGAGTTCGGCATGCTCGGCTAGTTCTATCTGTTTAGCTCCCGCCATGGGGTTTAGAGTAAATAGCCAGCGCCCATCGGCCTCAATAAATTTTGCGTACATAAGATTAGACTCCGAAGCCAACGGCGATATATGACGACGAAACACCACCAGAAACGCTAACAAAGCCGGACGCCGTAATACTGGAGGTACCGGTTGCATATACGATGCTCGGCACGGTGGCGTTATAAGAATTCATGTTTCCAAGCCTTGGGGGTGCAGAGAATCCTAAGGCAAAAGTCACCGACTGCCCGCTATCTCCTGTCGTACCGCCCCAGGCGATCTGAAACTTTCCAAGCCAATCGGGAAAGCGTATTGCGCCTACGCTAGCATCGCCCACCAGGATAAAGCCGAGGCGCAACTTCTTCGGCGACACCGCCACATCATCCAGCGCGCCGGCGTCCACCTCAGCCTGCGTTCCCACCCGCAGCACGCCGCGCAGCGTCTCTGTAGCATTTGCAGCCAGCGAACGGATAGCCTGGAAAACGCGCAGGGACGTGGAGTAGTTTGTGTTATCAGTTCCTGCCTCAGCTTGTGCTTGGGTCGCCTTGCTCGCCTTGTCCAGCTTCTCATTCAGCAGCGCATCCAGCCCACTAAACGCAATCCGCGCCCACTGGGTAGGCGTGCCGGTGTTGAAGTCCTGCACGTTGTTGTTTTGCAGCGACACCCACAGCGACAGGCCGTCATTCGCGGACAAGACTGCTCCAAGCGGATAACCGCCAGCGGCAACAATGTCAGCCTCGAACTTATACATGCCGCCCTTATTCTGGTGGACAACATGTTCGGTAATGTCGCGCAGGATGCCGTTGAAATCCTGGCCCTCGGGAGGGATGCCGCCTGCAACAAGCGGGATAGTCGTGATATACGGGAACCCCTGTTTAAACGAAGCAAGCTGCGGCTCAAGCACGCTCGGATCATCAGGGATATCATTAATCATATCCGGCACGGCATCCCGTGCAAACGGAATGGTTAGAACTTTATAGTCCGGCATAGAATGTCCCTTGGTTGAAAGGTTGGAAGCCAGTGCCAGTGAATCCGAAAGTCTCTGGCGGTATTGCGTCTAGCACTTCAATTTCAACGCCGCACGGTAGCGGCAATATATCCGTATTGTAAACTAGGTAACGCTCAAATGGAGTCAGCGCAAACTCAAATACATATCGAGCCTTCATATGGCCGGTAATCAGAAAATAGCACTTCTTGCCGTTAAAAGCAGCTTTCATCAACCGGTTAATATTTGGCGCGGTGGCATTGATAATGTTCACGGTTGCCTTGATAAAAATCAGTCCACGGTAAACATTATCCGGCAGCTCGTATGCGTTCTGAGTTGGCGAGAAAAAAGGACGCTGATTGAACGGATAGAATCCATCAGCGAACCCGAAATATTCGCCCTCCGGGTCGGCGATGGATACGCGCCGAGATATACCGACAATGCGGCCCCATATATCAAGGCCAAAGCCCTGAGCGGTATGCAAGTTCATGACGATATTGTAAAACTGTTCAATATCGGCAGACGGATCAAGACGGTCGCCAATATCCTCGATCAAACGCAACAGCACAGGGCTGTTAGCGTATTGAGACATGATGGTCGATTTAAGGAACGGCGACATACTGGCTAACCGTTATCAAGTTTGCAGCGGTGGACGGGAACTGATCAATGCCAAATTCTATCAGGCTAAGCCAAGTTGCGCCGTCTGTTGAAACTTTGATTTCAACAACGCCAAGCGCCGAATCTAGGCCGCAGCCAAACGACGACGCAACTACAGTCCCGCCGATGCGCGCGCGGCGCGACCCGGATGCTAGCTGGTCGGCAATACTCTGGCGTGCGGCGGTGATTTGCGGGCCAGATACTGAGTTGAAGTCGGCAACGCGAATATCGAAGTACAGCGGGATAATGTCGGGGCGCAGGAGCTTGACGTTATATTCAGGCGGGAAGCCGTCGTCATAGTTGTCCGTGTCTTTCCACAGAACATCCGTATTGCCGACGAACGCGCAGCCGGTGCCGCCCTTAGCCATGATCTTGCCGGCGATTTCGTAATCGTCGCCGCCAACCACGGACACAAGCAAGCTGTTGCGAATCATCGGGTAGTTTGTGGCGCCTACGGTGATGGATTCGTCGGTGGGGTTGTCGATCACGCGAACGTCAATAACGTCTGTCAGATCAAACACTGCGCCGAACACCGCGCTGTTTGTCAGCCTGCTATTAGCAGCCACCGAGTCCGCGCGGCGCAGCTCGAAGTCGGAGCGGGATTCTTCATTGCTGCCAGGCACTGCCGGGACTAGGTTCTCTGCCCGGTCGATGCCTGGCAGCGTGTCCAGCAGGTTGTTAATCGTGCCGGTGGCAGCCTGAATAGGGCCGGGGACTTGAGCGCGCGCGCTAACCGTAACGGTTCCGGTTGGCACGTCAACGGTGCCCATCTGCGTAGTTTCCCATATATTGCCGTTGCCATCTTGAACCTTAGCGCCAACAGGTACGATGCTGCCAGCCAATCCCGTGAAAGCAAGCGTGACAACTGAGCGCGTTGCTTGCGAACGGCTCAGGAAATAGATCGCGCCAAGCGCCTCCTGAAACTTGCCGAACGAATAGCGCGGATCGAAGTTGTTTGCCAGCTCGATAAACTGAGAATCCCGGTCAGTGATAACGGCAGTCAGCGACGTGACTAGCTGGCCTTGCGGCGTGCGTGAGTCCTCGGTGATATTCGGCCCGAACGCCTGACGCATGAGCGCCCACAGGCCATTCGTCACCGCTTCGCGTGTCGGCGCATCGATGCCCTGTGCCGTAAACTGAATGTTCGGGATTGTCATAGACTAATCTGGCCCGTCTGGTTTTCTTCGTTCGTGAAGATGATAGCGCCTATTACGTTGCGCCGGTCATTTGTTCTGATTGCAGCTTG